AAGCCGGCGCAGAGGCCGCCGCAGAAGTAAGCATAGTAACTGCCGACGCTGCCGCTCGCGCTGACATTCTGGAAGTTATAGCTGCTGGTGTACTTGGGCGAACGGAGCCACCACCAAACCGCAGAAGACATTGCAGAATGCCGATATGCTATCTTGCTGTTACCAGCCTTAAAGTAGTCATACTGCACCTGATAGTTCTGCTCGGTGGAGTTAGCCCCAGAGCGGCTTCCATATACCTCGAACTCCGCAAGCAAGAAAAGATAGTCCGTTGTGGCCGTCACACTACTGGCGTTATTTTGGCCACCACCTACATTGTCTGTATACTTGGTTACTTCCTTCATAACCGTTCGGAGATCAGATGGGAGCACTGCCATAAGGCTACTAGCCAACGGGCTAGACGGGGTATTGCTATTCCCATTCCCAAGGATCGTGGTACGCATGTGCGAACTCTTCCATCCTCCGCTGTTTGTTTGGGTTGTGTTCATTCGAAAACCGTCGCCAGAGTTGTTGTAGCCATTGTCGCAAAGTGCTGCAAGTGTTTTATTGATTTTTCCAATCAAAAAGTGGATTTTATTTGAGCCCTCTTTACCCGAGTTATGGTTAAATCCAATAATAAACACATCTATGGAAAGGTTGCTAAAGGTAAAGCTGCGTACCGTACCGTTAATAGTTATTGTCTTTGTGTCACCAACAGCCCAGTAGTTTGCTCCCATGCTTGCATCAGACACGGACTTGATTGCGGCCCACGTATTAAGGTTAAGGGTCTTACTTACCAAATCGATATTAACCGTTGCCGGGACGGCAACAGTCTGCTTAACCGATGTCAAGGCGCCCTTTACGGCAGAAACCTCCCACTGCCCTTCCTCTGGGATCTTCAGCCGGCACTGGCCATCGGCAGAAATCCCGGTTATCGTTTTGCTGCCCAGCTTTGCCGTAACGGTAGCTCCACTGCCAACATTGCACACGAGCTCCATCCCGGCGCCACCGCCAACGATAATAGGGTTTCCAATGATTTCGCTCATACAGTCACCTCCGTAACAGTGCTAACGGTAGCCTGTACCGTAATATTAGTCGTAGGCTTTTTACCGGTAGCATAGGCTGTACATGTCCCATTATTGTTGCCGATGTAGAGGCTCATTGTTTCGTCTGCCTTCATCTGCTTTATAACGATACCGCTCAGCTGCAGGTCTACCTGCGATCCAGCCGTGCATGTTGGTACAGATACTATCTGCTTCCAGTCTTCTCCGTCCGCCACCCATGATGCAGCAGGCATCGTTATAGACACCTTATTTTTTGTTGCCTTTTCATTGAGTGCGAGCATTGCCTCCGATGGTGTTGCGGCAACAGGATCCAGCCCAATGGCTTCTGCTGTCTCGTCCGTCAGTAGAGATGCTTTGTTAAGCGGTGTTCCCTCTACTGTCGGGCTATCCAGGCGTGTCATGTCATACACATTTTCCTGCCCGTTTACTGGCACAAGCTTTACTCGACCGGGGAAAAGCGCAAGCCTATCTTGCATTTATATCGCTCCTTTCATCGTTCGCCGGAGAATAATTCTCCGGCAAAATTCCAAGTTTTTTCGATGCTTCTTATTAGGTTATAGACATCGATGAGGATCTGCTCAATATCGTTTGCCTTTGCGAAATCTAATGGAATGGCTGGGACAAGCGGAGTTTCATTTCCTACTGGAATTGCCGCTCGAATGGCAGCAATATCAGCAAGATACCGATCAATATCGGCACGAGTCGGAATATCACTTTCTTCCCAGTTACTCTTACCTAAAACAGCAGCATTGTAACCATACTCCCGCAGCTCGGCAGCAACTTGGACCACAGCTGCACCAACCCGATTAAGATCTGTGTGGTTATATGATCCCTTGTTACTAGATAGGAGAGCAAGATCTGCAGCTGTCCCTGTGCCGGACTTGATCCTTTCAAGTGCAGAAACAACAGCATTGACATCTTCCTGCGTCCTATCCGTCACCAAATTAAGGCTTCCGTAGTTTAAGGTAAAATCAAATGTCTTGCTATTCCCTGAAGAGGTAATCGCCGTAATAGATACAACATAAATCTCGTCAATGGCGCGTTCAACCACTGCCCGCCAGTATGTATCGATAAGGGTCCATGTGTATTCAACATCATTCACGGTTCCTGTTACATACACAATAGCAGATGGTAGCGATACGCTTATTCCACGTGTCACTATAGATCACCCCCATCATTCGATGGTTACAGAAATCACCATCGTTGCGCCGGCATCAACAGGGTTCGGCGTAATAGTTGCCGCTGTAATGTTGGGGACGGATGTGTCGAGGATAACTGTTCTCGTTACGCTGCTTTCCTTCCCTGCAACATCCCTTGCCTTCACAATAATGGTATTGCTGCCTTCAGACAGCGTTACAGTCTTTGCAAACGATCCGTTATCCGCTACGGTTACTGCACCTTGGTCTTTCCCATTAAGCATAATGCTCACAGTAACTGGGGAACTTGTCGCATCGTTTGTTGTACCTGCAACAGAAACACTATTTGCATTAGTAATGAATCCATCCGCAGGAGATGTGACGTTCAGGGTCGGAGGAACGGTATCAATCGTGTAGGATGTTTCTTTCTGCTTGGCCGCATTTCCATCATGGTCCTTGCAGTCAATTGTCACAGTATGCTTCCCATCTGTAAGAACGGCAGATGGCGTATAGGTCACACTATATCCATTCGCAATGGCCGTGCTCGTTATTGCTCCTGCCGCAACAGCTACGCTATCCTGTTTTACGACGAGTGTGGAAATATCGACGCCTGATCCACCGGCTTCGTCAACCACCGTAAAGGTAACCGGCTGCTTGCTGTTGGTCACATATGCACCGGCGGCAGGCGATACGATTGTAATAATTGGAGCAACAGTTTCCCTAACATACAGTTTGAGCCCGTTAATGGTAGTGGCATCTGCGCTGCCATTTGTTCCGGCATCGTTGGTTGCTAAAACAGACACATTGTAATAACCGCCAGCCTGGTTATATGAGGTTTTCCCGGGCGCCGTAATGGTTGCTTCCCACTTCCCTGTACTCATATTTTGGGTAAGGTTGTAGGTTTGGCCATTTATGGTCGCCTTTACTGCTTTTATTGCCATTTATACCTCCCCGGCGTATACATCGCCACAAAAAAAGTAATATGGTTCAGCTTCCCTATAAAGAGGCTCATATGCCTCGCCGGAAAAAGCATCGCCGCTGAAAAAGAATGCCGGCCTGATTTGGATAATTTCCTCGTCAACCGTCACGATTATTTTTATCTTTTGGTTAATGTTGACTGGGGCAGGACTTACTGATGCCGCTGCTATTATTGGGACAAGTACAGGTTGATACACCGTTATACCTCCCCTGCTTTCAAATCTCCGGAGAAGAAGTAATAAGGATCAATACGCCAAGCACCTGTGATCTCGGACTGATAAACAACAGTATTAGACAGCTTTATCTCCATCTTGTGCAGATTCCCAGTTGTGAGCAACCCCCACGGAGTAAATATGCTTACACAGGATCCAAGGCGTTCCCCGCCAAAGACTACGGTCGCAACATTTGTGTCACGTAGAGAATAGTATTTATAAAGTCGCTCCGCTACGTCGTTCCCGTTATCGTCCGAGACAAGCGTAGCCCCTTGTACTTCTTTCACATTCTCCCGATCGCTCGCCGTTACATTCGGGTTATCAACGATGTAGGCTGTTTGTGTATCAATGTATTTCTTTCCGCCAATGTTAACTGTTCCATTGGTCGCTTCAGCATATTCGTGAGCTATGACTTTAACTCTTGTAACTACAGCTGCCGTTGCAACAGATGCGCCAATGAACGTCCTGTCTCTCGGTATCAGTACAGGAGTTGTTGGTTGATTGAAAACGCGAAGTTTATTGCTACCATCGGTTGCAAGGCATACACCCCATGCAAAAACGATCTGCTGAATTGCGCTCCTGCGCGTGCCCTCAAGCAGGACACCACGCAGGATGGTATCCTCTACGTCTGGAGCGAACTCAACAGCAAATGGTTTCGCAGTCTCTGACAAAAGAGCTTTCGCACTTGTTCCGGAAAGATATGCAGCTCCCGCATACGGCATATACTCAAGCACTCCAAGAGCATCCTGGCATTCGATATCATATACTCGTTTGGAAGACCGCGAAGATGTATTGATGTAGTATACACCAATCAAGTGTTCATCATTGTAGACCTCCACAGGCTGCTTTAGCTGGAAAAGGTAATCAACCGGTTTTAAGCTGTCCAAGGTCCAATTAAACGTAGAGATCGGAAGCTCAACAGCGCTTTCGTTCATTTGGTTCACTATGGAGGCGCCTCGAATCTCGTTCATGCCGAATGTGCGTATTACGCCGAAAATCATCATGTTTAGACGAGCTCTACGATGTGGGACAACAGTCTTGTTTAGTTTTAGTACAATCTTATCGTAGCTTTCCACTCGCTGCTCACAGAAGAAATTAACCGCATCTGGTGCAAATGAACGACTTATGCGTAGGATATTTCCTTGCCACCATTGAATTGTAACAGAGGAACAGTATTCTCCTGTCGCCTCATCAAAGATCAAACCAAGCCCCATGCTGGAATATTGCTCCGAAAACTCAACTATGATAGTTGGTTTGGTCTCAAATGAACCGTCATCACCGGATAAATCCGAAGACCAAAATCCAACATCCGATGCGGAATAAAAATCCTTACAACTTCCATCAAGCAACCATCGGCTGCGTTCCAGTGTTATCAACGGGCCAGGATTTGTCCCAAACGGGAGTGTTTCCGGAGATCCCATCCCTTCAGTTACTGTCACTGTAGCGTCCTCTGCTGCACCCGGCGCTATATCTCTGTAAACAACTCTTGTTTTAGCCATAAGTCACCGCCTTATCTGTGCATCAATCGGGATGAAGTTAACCTCGATTGTCCCCCAGTAATTAGTGCCGTTTTCAACCTTGTCTATGCTCTGCTCTGCGGACGTATAGTAGGCCTCATAGGATATCACTGTTTGACCGTCAGCAGCCTCCAACAGTACGCTATCATCAACGCTATGCTGGAACAGATAGTCCCAAAACTCATCAAGGCCACGCTGGTTATCGCCCCTGCGAAATACAGTGATTTTATGCCCGAGGTAAGATCCGATTATATCACGCACCATACGACCAGTCATTACTCGCCCGGCATTCTCCCCATCCAGCACATTAAAGTAGCGTGTGTACTTTGAAATTGCAACATCAGCGTCAAATGTGACTCCATTGATTTTTATATACCCCATACCATCACACCCCCGTTAGATTAACGCCGATGCGGCTTCCTTCCGCTTTATTCAGTTTATAGATAACCTTGCCAAGCACATCCTTGTCGCAAACAAGTACCGCCTCGTTGGCACCAGAATACCCGCCTTCTGCCAGCGCCTGCTTAAACGCCTGTATCATTGTTGCAAGGGGGGTCTCGATATTGGTCCCTGATTTCTGATCGCCAAGCACGGCTAAAAACTCACGGTTCGGCGGGATTACAGCTCCGGTAGCCAATCTCGGAAGCTTAACCTCTGCTACCGGGTTAATATGGATACCAAACGACTTTCCTCCGATGATCGGAACCCAGTCAGGAATATCAAAATGAATGGTGTTAAGCTTTGATATCAGCCAATTGATCCCCTTGATCATGATATTGATAGCGCTCTCCACCACTATCACAATGGAATTCCATATTCCCTTAAATATCTTCTTTACTCCATCCCAGGCTTTTTCCCAATCTCCGGTAAATACACCTGTAATAAAGTCAATGATGCCGCCGAGGATGTTCTCCTTAAGGTTTACGGCAAACTCCTCCAAATTACCTGTGAGCGCTAGAACCGCCGCTATAACAGCCAATATCCCTGCTATAACAAGAGGAATTACACTGCCGGTAAGGATAAAGAATCCAAGCCCGGTAAGTACAAGGCCGGCAAGAAGCGCCAAAGTATTCTTAAGATTGGTACCATTTGTGGCGATATCATTGAAAGCGGTAATTAGCAGTGCCCCACCGGCTATTACCACACCTATCCCTGCGCCAACCTTTCCGAACGCAAGTGCGAGGCCCCCAACAAGCGCCGTGGTTCCAAGCAAGAGCTCGCCGAGGTTGCCCCAGTTAATCCCGTTTTCGAACGCATCAGATACGGCATCCCAGATAAGGATTAAACCTCCGCATGCAATTGCGATGCCCGCTATTTTCTGCATCACCGTACCAAGTACCCCAGGAAGTTTATCGGAAATCTTCCATGCGAGCAACCCTGCTCCAATGAGCGCTACGGCCTTTGCTATCTTGTCAAAGCGCTTATCTGCCTCGTCAAAGATTGAGAAATCCGGGTCAAGCGAAACTCCGCCGCCGGATGAACTATCGGAAAGTTGGTTGATTTCATCAAAGGCAGCAAGCGATTTACCTGCCTTTTTCGCCGCTGATCCAGCGCCTTTAATGGCCTTTGTCTCGTCATTCAGCGCCTTTGCCGCATCTGCAGATGCCTTTGCAGATGTCCCAAACAAGGCAGATACGAGCCGTGCAAGTCCCGCAACCACTCTAGCAAGGATCTGCACGAACGCAACAAAAGCCGGTATAAGCACATTTAAGAGGGGCTGCGCAAGGGTCAGCAGAGCCGCTTTCAGCTGTGCAAATGCTTTCTGCGCCTGATCATTGGTTTTCAAAACATTCGTAAACCACGTTTTGAGTTTTCGCAGCGCAGATGCAATAACAGTAAACACAAGTACTCGCTTGGCCAGCTTTTTCACTCGCATGCTGATTTTCTCGACTGCATCAGATGTTGCTTTGATGATCTCTGGTGCTTTTTCTTGTTCGGCAAGCTGTTTCTGCAGCTCCCCTGCCCTATCTCTTGCAGCAGCAAGCGCGACCGTTTCTTCTTCCACCCTGTCGGTGATATCCTTATACCGTTTTTGCAGTTTGTCAGCTTCCTTATTTTGGCTCTTAAGGATTGTTTCCTGCTGTTTCAGCTCATCAGCGATTTGGGATTGGTTGGCGTAAGCCTCCATCGTTTCTATGGGAGATACGCTTAACTTACCGCTCGTTATTTCCTTAACCCTTTCGAGCTCCTCCTTTAAGTGTTCAACCTCAACCGTAGTATCTGCGGCTGCGCTGCTAGCGGTATTGAACTCCTCTGCAAGGGCGTTCTGCTTGCCCTTTTTCTCCTCAAGCGACTGCTGTGACTTCTGGATCTTCTTTATCAGTCGATCAAGCTCTTTCTGTGCTTCTTTATTATCCAATTCGGTGTTGATTACGATTTCGCCATCCGGCATTATTTCTCACCACCTTATATCCATTTGTTGATAGCCGCGTCATCGGCCTCGGTATACTTGACTTTTATGTCTACAAGATGTTTATACTCCCGATAGAATTCCTGATCAGCCTTATCCAGTTTCCTGCCTTTTGATTTAAGCTGCCGTATCCGCACTATTTGCGCAAACAGACAGTCGCCGATCTCATAATAGGCAGACACGAAGGTCCACCAATGAAGGTAATCCAACGCGCGGATTTCGCTGCCAACAACCTTGTTAATCGGCGCAACGATATACTGGAAATCCTGCTCCCAGTCCATCAGTTTCGGGCGTTTCCGATTATCACATTCATCACCGCAGTTGAGGAACCATACCATATAGTCGCAGGCTGACTGAAGATCCTCCTGCGGGATGTATGACATCTCCGGATAAAAAATATCCATAGCAACCATCGTGCGCTCCATAGGGGATAATTCTGGGTCAGTCAGGCATATCAAAATGTCAAGAGCCGGTCGGAAATCTGATCTTATGGAATATTTCTTTCCACCGATGATCGCTGATTTGGGGAGCTCATACAACATGGTTCGTGTATTTATTCGTATATTTCTTTGCTTTCTCGCCAGCAAGGAAGCGCTCTCGCTTAATCTCATCATCGAACTGATCGATAACTGCATTCATGAAGTTAAGCCAAATCGGAGAACCACCTGCCGATGCATACAGGTTTATGGTGCCAAAGATGCCACCGCAAATCGGGCATCCAAAGAGCTCATCGATTGCATCGCGCATTTCCGCATCTATTTTTGCGGTAAACTCAAATGCGTCCTCATTACTGGTATTCTCGTTGATATGCTCCGCCCGTTCTTTATGCTTTTTTTCAAGGATGTTGAATGTTTCATAGGCGCGGCGAGCAAAGTTCGCATCCGTCGGGCAGAACCGAATAACCATATTGCCATTGGCTCCTTTAACGGTATACTCCTTTATGCCAAGATCAAAATTCAGTTCCATGTGCATTTCATCCTCCTAATGGATGAAGGGGGCAAATGCCCCCTTCATTATGCTGCTGTTTCCTCAAACTCGATGGCGCCACCGACGCCCTTTTTGACCGTTCCAACCGTACGGGTTCCGCCGTATGTGATCTCGCTGGAGATGGTAAGATTGCCGCCGCCATCTCCGCCGATTCCCGTTACTGCGATGGCGCAGCCATCATAACGCTCTGCGAATTTTGCCTGACCGCTGTCGGCGTAGAAGTGCCCAATCATCATATCCTGATTGGCCAACGCCTGGGCATCATGATCCTTAACGCCAAGGTTCCACATCTTGACGGCAGCCGCATCCCCAGAGTCAAGAGGAATCGGGTCAAAGGACTGCGTGATGACAGGTTTTTTCATTGTGGTATAAGTGTTCCCGAGGATATCCTGCACCGTTTCCGTACCCCAATCCATTTCGGTGGAGCTTTCCTCTACCCTTTTGCCGATCGCACTCCACACGGGAGCATCTTTGGTCCCCGTATTCAGGTATGCGATCAAAAGCTCACGGGCAATGGTCTGGCCTTCGGTAGTGTTGAAAGTAATATCAGCCATTTATATCACCTCGTAAATCATTTTCATAAAAATCTGGTGATCTTCATCACCGTTTTCGTACATAGCAAAGATTGATGATCGTGTGGTAGGTTCCAAACTGACGACACGTTTCCCATCGCCTATATCCGGTTTCTTCCCTGATGCCCAATCCCCGATATTATTCAACAGCTCGTCAGCCTTTAGTCTGGCGTCGTTACTGTCTCCGGGATTGATGCGATAAATAACCTTAAACTGATACTCCGCTTGATATCCGCCAAGGATGTATTTTTTGATGATGTACGCTGCCTGGATGGTGGATAGGGCCATCCCTACCGCATCAGCAGGAAGGTACTCAAATTGGATCAGCTTAACCGGTTTCTTGGGAAAAGTATTCAGCCACGCAAGCAGCTTCCGTGTTACCAAATCCTCTTCGGATGCCGGAACCGCCCTTTTAACCTTTTCCATACTGTTTTACCGCCTTTTCTGCAATGCGCACCCACTTTTCAAGGCTTTGTGCTTTTGATGCCTCGAACCAGTGTGATTGTGCCTGCGGATGCATTGTTTTATTAAAGATGAGGTTGCGATCTGTGACGACTTTTGTCCCGCCTTTTGGAGCATAAGTGCTCCCGGTATTGGGATCCACCATTACCTTCCCATAGTACAAAAATCGCGCATAAGGCCCAGGATAGATGATCATACTGCCGTCAACCTTTGTCCTTTGTGTAATGGAGCCGGTCAGCGCAGGCACAAACGGAGCTGTGTCTTTTGCCACCTGGATAGCCAAAACATGCTCCGCTTTCGAGCAAGCCGTAGATATCGCCGTCTTGATCAACTCTGCGCTTTCCATATGGATAGTGAACTTCAGCGACACATCATGCACCCCCTACATGCCAGTGCATCATTTCTGATCCGCCATAGTCCAGTTCGTCCACCTTCGTAACCTTGTAGCAGCCATCATAGGCCGCTTCCAGCTGTTGCGCCGTCATCCTGGGCTCGATGACCTCACCCTTAACGAATAAGGTAGTGCATCCCTTCCCATTTGCTGATAGCGTCCAAATCCCTGTTTTGTCGCTGGCGGCTGCAAACTCCAACGGAGTAGCAAATCGCTTATCAGCTCCATCAGCGCCGACAGCAGGCGTTGTAAACGGGATGTACAAATCAACGGCATCTGCGCTTTCCAGACCAGTACGTCGCACATTTACTGCCTTTGACGCCTGCAGCATCACACCGTGCAAGATGGTGATATAGTTTGTGAGCATGTCTTCCATCGTATCTTGAGCGGTTTCTCTCACGATATTATAGACGGTTACGGTGTGGGGGGCATACATCCACCGCACCCCCTCCCGCGATACAGCAGCCCGGTATGGGCAAGATACTCTGCTACGATTTCCGCCAATACCTTTTTGATGGTTGTTGCAGTCGCCAATGCAGACACGGCAACCTCTTCTCCTGTGGCAATGGTTCTTGAGTAGTCGCCTACCGTTTCGCTCTTAACCGATGCAGCCCCTGCAGCGGCAGCGGCAATATTCCTTGCCGCTGCCGCCTGCGCTGCATCTATCATGGCGTACTGGTCCACGAGGGCACAGCACGCCATTTTCAAAGCATCGAGATCCGCATTATCGTTTGCCTTTCCCATTGTGTAGTAATCGAGGAAGGAGCTGGCCCGAATGGCCAGCCGCGGAAAATCCTTCTCGCTCACGGTGCCCATATAAGTACCGGAGTAGTAATCATAATCAGCGTATGCCATGCAGGGTCGCTCCTCTCAAATCAAGCGGTTTTAGGCTTCAGGATAATGCCGTTCAGGGCGGCAGCCTTCAGTGTATTCTTAAGAACAACGCCGGCAACCAGCTCGACTTCACCGGTCTTGACGGCGCCGGGGGCGTTCATATCAGGCATATAACTGGATACAACGCCATTGCCTGTGGGAGAAATACCGTGGAAACCGTCCAGGCCGATGCTTACCGCATAGATGCTGGAGGTACCTGCAGCAGATGCGCTGGGAGTAGAGGTGCTAACAACATCGACAGATGCGGTACCGTTGTAATACTTGCCCATGTCCAGCAGGGGAATGCCGGCGAAAGTCTCTACGGGCTGACCAAAATCGTCCTTTACCCGCTCATAGTAGCCCGCGCGGCGCGCCGCAGCGCGAACCTTGAGAAGCATGTCGCCGTTCATCATCAACATCGTGACGTTGCCGTCCACCGCGTGAACCAGCTGATCAAGCTGGTCAACAAAAGCATTGCTGTTGCTGTCCAGCTTGGAGGCATCGGAGAGATCGATATCGGTATTGAACTCGTTGGACGATCCATCCAGCAGCTTGCGCAGGCCATCGAATGTGTTGGGGATATACCCTGCGCCCGTAGCCGCTGCCACGCCGTTGATTACGGCATTATGGAATGTATTGCGGGTTGCCTTGATTTTTTCCGCAGCCTGGAATGCGAGCTCATCCACCGCACCGGAAGTGTTCTGCAAAACACGGTCAACAGAGAAAGAACCGCCCATGATGATAGCCTTCGCAGTCTTCTCGATGCGCTTGGCCTCATTTGCGGTATATTCACTGTTGATGGCGCGCACAGCGGCGGTGGAGGGTGTTTTGAGCTGGATGTAGCCATATGTCAGAGTAGAGCCGCCGGTTCCGGGAGAAATGGCGTTATCAAACACCAGTTTATCCAGCAGCAGAGAGCTGCGGCGGAACTCGTCAACAATCATCTGGTCAACACGGTCCGCCATGCCGACCTTCGCTTCAGCAAGAGTAATAGCCATGATTTTTGTCTCCTTTACTTGTCGTATTTTTCATGCAGCGCACCCGCCAGGCTGGTTGGCTTATCATCACCGGGTTCCCCTCCAAGAGATCCCTGTGTATCTACCTTCGCTTTTGCCTTCACGAATGCACTCGGGTCTTCGGACTTCGCTGTTTCGAGGAACTTATCAAATCCGTCGAGGGCTCCGTCCTTAACTTCCAGTTTTTTTGCCTTTAGTTCGGCAATGAATGCTTTTTCTGCGGCCTTGGATGTGAACTTGACGCCGCTTCCTGTGATTGCCTTTGCAATCGCATCACCGTAGTCTCGCTCCGCAAGCTGCAGTTTGTACGCTTCGGTCTCTTTGTTGTACTTTCCCTGCAACTCATCCAGTTGTGCTTTGATGCTGGCGGCATCACCGTTCGATTTCTTCAGGTCTTCCAAATCTTTATTGCGGTCGGAGAGCTGCTTTTCAACTGCCTCCTTGTCGGACTTTAGCTGGTCAACCTTCTGCTTCTCACGGCCGATATCCCTGGAGTTCTCATCGAGGATCTTATCAATGGTCTCTTTCTCGATCCCAAGGGCTTCTAGAAAATCGCGTTTCATGTTTTCTCCTTACTGCCTCGCTTTTTTGTCGCGGGTCGCTTCCGCTGCAGCCCCGTAGTTTTGCGACTTCGGGCCGGTCAAAAATATATAAAATCCGCATTCCTGCGGTTTTTACTGAAATTGAAAAGAACCAGCTGCCGATTCGGCGACTAGTTCTTTTCATTATTACATCTTCTTGTGTGTTACAGCTTGATATATGATCTCATTGTTCGTTATCTTATACCTTCGAGATAAGAAAATCATATTTGCGTTTGAGCAACGCTCGGCGGTTGGTTTTTGACAGAGTTTCACCACGCACCACTTGCATTTTTTAATGGTACGGTATATAATATTATTGGATCGGTCGTTGTCGGCTTTATCCGTGCGAAAGCATGGTGTGATGGCGTGTCGATCCATTTTTATGCCCTTTTCACTACCCAATATACTTCCATATTACGGACAAAGATGACTGTATCAACAAAACAGGTTTCTTTATCCTTAAAGATTTTTTCTACCTGTCTTTGCACTATAGCTTCATCAATATTCTGCGCTTCTGTTATATCAATCACAAAACGGCTTGACTGCCTCCTTGCTTTCTTTATGCGGTTAATGATTGTATTCGTGCCAGCCGACCTTCCGAGTGTTTTTAAGTCATATCCAAATCCCCTAAACAGATAGTCTGGTGTAGCAACACGCTCTGGATTGTTTACCCTCGGAACCATAAATATTTCGCCGCCGAATTCTTTTTCTAAGAGTTCGGCGATTTCTTTTTCGTGTGGGCTATAATCCAGAACAACATTGTGCCCGTCAACCTTGTATGTAACACCATTTACTGCATATTCGTGCAGATCCTGCACAATATGGCTATTGGGTGTTGCTTCTTTGCGCCATTGCTCTGTAACATCTGCATACCTCGCTGCAGGTTTTGTTCTCGTTTTGTTCAAGACGAGCATAGGTTTTATGTTATCGCTTATCGGTAGTGCCAGCTTAACTGCCTTTGCCGACTCTACATATAACTCCTGCATCCGTTCTCTTTGCTTCGGGAGGCCCGCTGCGGCACTAAATTCTTTATATTTTGTACTTAACCGCCGCAGGCGTATGTTCACTGCCCGCTCATCATCGCGTAACCCTGCAGCCTTGTAGGCTGTTTTCTCGCGTTGCAGCTTACGGATTGTTCGTTCGATGCTGCGTTGCATCTGGGTAGCTTCGTAAGCCGTATAAGCCTTTCCGTCATATGTGCAGCCAAGGCCATCATCAATATGTGCAAGCTGCTCATCGGTATAGGTTCGCTCACTTACTCCCTCCACCCAGGGGAAGCGACGGTGCCGGCAGTTTGCACCCTCCAATCCGTCAACAGCGTCCAATCCGCAGACTTCATAGATGTTCGGATAGATATCCCCGCTGCGGGTAGAGTAGACCTTTCCCTGCCAGTCCTTGTGCGAGGACCACGGTGACGGGCCGGGCTTATCGCGTGCTCCGGCATGCGCTGATACTTCAAAGTATGTAGTATCAAGATAATCTGCTGATTGCTCTGTGTATTTTGCGCAGAGTTGCGACACCCCGGTCATGACAGCTCTGCGCACTGCTACATCGACTTGATCTCGATGCCCGCTTTCATAGTCAACGATCTTTAATCCGCTGCCGGCAAGCTGTTTTATTGCCGACTTAACAGCCTGACTATAGCTGATTGCCCCACTATCGATCTGCATCACAGCGCTATCAAGCGCCCATTGGTAAGCCTTTGCAGGCGGCAAGAAAGTACGCCCGGCATCCACCAAAAATCCAATGGACTGCGTTATGTTTCGACAGGTTTCAGCGGTCTGCGCCCTAATGGCTTCTATATCATCCATCCCAACCAGTACATCAGGTTTGGTTACTCCTGATAACTGGATCAGCTCCTCGTGATAGGCCTGGTTTCGCGCCACCACATCAGCCAACAGGTCATTAAGCTTTTTCTCACTGACACCTGCGGTCTTGCGTATTGCCTTTTTTATTTCTTTTAGGTCAACCCCGTGCGACCGCAGCGCCTTGATATCCCGTATGGTAACTTCATTAAGCTTGTCACGGAGTTTTAGGCGACTGCAGATTTCCGTGATAAGAGTGTCCTCCAACCCACGGAACAGCTCCACGAGCTCCTCTGGCAATACGTCAAGGATCTCCGGCTGAAACGGATATATCGGCATGTAGTATCACCTCATTCCGTTTCAGCACTTGGCTCCGTAGACATCTCATGCATTTTTGGCAGCGCTGCCTTTGCGGTCGCCTCGTCCTCGTTCATCCAACGCATACGGAATTCCCAATCATTCATGATACCTGCGTTAAGGAGCTGCATATCCCGGGAAAAGTCAGTAGCTTTATCTTCGATGATCGAGTCGTCAAAATCGATGGAGATTTTTACTGCCTCATCCAAACTTAACCCTAGCGCCGTATTGCCGAGATGCAGCAGGATCCTGCACAGTTCTGTAAGCGCCTGCTCCAGGATAATCTCATGCTTTTTGATGGTGCGGAACATAGTGCTGTTCTCGCTGATAACCTGTGTAGCCGTTGCCACGCTTCCACCGTTAAAGCGGTAATAGGTTTCCCCAAAGCCGCACTTGCTGGATAGCATGTTGAGCTGATCCTGAAGCCCTAGATTGAGCTTGTCCGTTCGCAGCGGAGGTGAGATCGGCTCAATAATATCCCCCTGGCTTGCATCTTCAGGCAGGAGGAAAAACCTGCGGTCTCTGCTGTCAAAAGTCGGCTTCCCGGTCTCATAGCTTGTTGCTGCCATCTTCACAGCAAGGATCATTGGCCCGTTTTCGAACTCGTTGATATAGCAGTCGTACACACAATCCACCCCGCGCAGCGCATCAATAGCGTTGGCAAACACGCTTACGCCAACAGGAAGACGGTAGTCAATATTATTCGCTATATTGGGCCTATCGATAACAAACAACCGCTTTTCGCTGTCCGTATGGATTGCAGCAGGAATGCATTCAAATCCTTTTACGCTGTTCAAAGGAACTTCTGTAAGGATATTTTCACTGTTAATATAAATCCGGTTTTCAACAGCATATTTCCCGTTCCCATCTTTCTTGTGGATCTGCAGGTATGTATAGTTCTTCCCATCCACAGCCACTGATGATGCAAACGCGCATTCTTCAATTACACCATTTGTCCAGGATAGCGGGTATATTTGCTCGATGGTTACATAGTCCAGTGTTATACGCGCCGACTTACTCTCAAGCATCTCACCGGCTTCGTTGATTTCCTGTCCTGTTACCCGCGGGACGTAGGCAACCGTTCCAAGCGCTGACTTTAATTCCTGCATCTCATTCGCCTTGACTTGGAAGTTATTCTGTTCCAAAACCGCGTCAATAAACTCTTGTTCTTTGGTGCCTTCAAGGGTAATCTGGACTTTTTCGTTCATCAAAAGGTTTGCCCAATCTTCGCAAACCTTCTTCCCCATCCCGAGAGTCGCTCGCTGACAGTCCACAAACTCAACACCGTTGTAACGGCTATAGCGGTGAAAATCCTTGACGTTTCCTTCGTACCAAGACTTCCAGCCATTAACCCTATCGTAGAAAGATCCCGGTATTGTTTTGTAGCCGAGATCCGCTAGCTTTTGGATTATTGCATTCATTAAGCGATTGCCCCCATTCTACGGCTAACCGGCTCCAACGCATATCGTGCCGCATCAATCAGATGATTGTTTGCGTCTGGATATCCGCTGATAATGTCGCCGTCCTTATTCCTTTCGTATTCATAGCCTACAAACTCCTTGTAGGCGTTTGGCGTTCGTTTTCGATCGATAACGATTGTTCTCCGCTGCAGCCACTTCATTCCGTATTCTACAGATCCCGGCCCCTTTATGGCCGCCTGCGCCGGCAATCGCATCGCTCTAAAGTCTGCCACACTTTTCGGCTCTGCATTATCGCAGATTATCCTGGCGTCATTATATCCACGATCCAAGATTATCTGTGCGCTTTGCTCGTTTGGCATCTTGTTTTGATATATTTCATCAATAAGGAAAATTGTTTCCCTGGCCCTGTCATAATATAGACGGATAAAAGCGAATGGATCAGGGAACCACCCCCAGTCAGCCCCTTGGTAGATTCTATCAAACCCCGCAATTTCTGTATCTGTGATCTCCCTCAACTCCAGCTTATCAAACACATTACCGCCCGTACCTACCGGAATACCAAGATACTCATGCTGATATGACCGTTCGTCTGTTGCTTTGAGGTGTTCCGCTTCTGCGAGGAACTGCTCACCTAACCATTCGGGTGGGGCTTCCAGATATGTCGATTTATGACACAGTCGGTCAGTGCGCTCCTCCAAGCTGTCTTTGTTCGCCCAATTATCGCGAGAGATCGGCGGGTTATAGCTTTCAAAATTCCAAAACACAGATCCGCCGCGCATCGTTGACTGAAGAATCGTTCTGATTTCTGCACGGCCGGCGAACTGGTCTTTTTCTTCAAAATGCGTTACAGCGATATACCCGAATGGGACCTTGATCGACTTGATCTTCATTGGGTCGTCTGCACCTCGAAACATGATCTTTTGCCCGGTAGGCTTGAAGATCAGCTCCATCGGGGACACCTTTGCATCCCAGTACTCTGCCATTCCAAGCTCGCCGATGGCCCAGATATACTGCGCATATACGCTATCGCGTATGGTATTGGCTACCTTTCGCAGCACCAGCGCATGAGCGGTCGGGTTTTGCACCAACAGCAACGGCACCACAATTGATACAAACGATGACTTTAGAGATCCACGCCCGCCACTTTCATCGTAATGTGTATGCCCATGACGAAATACATCATGCGCAACCGCATAGAATGCCGGGCCTATCTTTTCAGAAAGCCGTATTTCAGACATCAATAATCACCTTAACTGCTGTGTCACCACTCGGTTTACCCTCTGCCGCCGCCAGTCGCTTCGAAAGACTATCAGCAGCCTTCAGTCTATCGGAAAGCGACGATTCCAGTCCGAATTGATCCTTCACCTCTCCACGCATCACCGATGTGTAGAATTTAAGGATTTCATTGGCGTCCGCAACCATCTTTGCGTCGAGCTCATTAAGCCGCTGCCTGATATAGTCGGCTATAGCTGGTTTAGTTAGGTTTTCTGCACCGATGGCGCGTGCTGATTTAGCCTTATATCCGGCGTTTCTGGCCGCTTCTGTTGCGTTGCCGGATTTTATATACTCCTCGCAGAATTTCTTCTGTTTCAGCGTAAGTTTCACATCACCCACCGTCCTCATACATATCGGCAAGCAGTTTTACTGCCTCCGCCAGCCTATAGGTTTCAAGGATGGTTGTATTCTTGCTTTTTCCGTATTCCTTTTCGGCCTTGATCAGCATATACTTTGTCACCATCCTTTCACTTATTTCCGAGTATGATTGAACCTGATTTATCTTAATGAATATGCCCTTTTTGCAAAGGGCAGTTTGTAATTTTGCTGCAATTCCGCGTAAATTAGACATGATTACCACCCTTTCCTCATCGCACAAAAAAAGAGCAGGCAAAATGCTTGCTCTTTTCCCGGCGTCGGAGTTGCCCTGATACTTCCGGTGGCTGCGGCGCCATATGAGTTGCCGATGGGATAACGGGCATATCGGCGACCCCGCAAAAAGGAGAAGGAACAAAAGAAAGAAGGAACGGTGGAGCACCCGGTAGGACTTGCACCCACAGCCTATTGCTTACAAGGCAATTGCTCTACTGTTGAGCTACGGGAGCGGATCGCCGGCAATTTGGTGTGCCGGCAGCACCTGCAAGAAACATGAGGGGGAAGCATCCATGAAAGATCGCTATATCCTGTATCTGCATCTTAATAATATCACACGAACTATGTGCAATACTATGAAATTTACTGAAAAATAGTGAAATTTAGTGAAAACTTTCTCCCTCGTTCTTCAGAATTTCATTAACCGTTTGCAGCGCTCTGCCGTGTATGTAGCACACATTTCGGTAACTCATATGCAATTCACATGCAATCTGCTCCAGCGTTTCAAACTTAAAATATCGCCGATATAGGATGTCGACCTGGTCAGGATCCTGGACCCTCTCAATTATCAGAGAGATTGCTTTTTTTCTTCCCACAAACTTATCTATATCGACGTTAAGCTCTTCCTCCAAATCCACTATTTTTGCAACAGCGCTGCTTATTTTATCCTGCAGCCCACAACCGGATACGACATCCTCTTTCCAATCGGAGGTTATCTTTGTGGCAAGTGCCCTTAATTGGGCTATCTGCTCCAGCTTGCTGTTTATATGTTTATCGCACAAAATAACCTGGCGGAGAAAGGTTTTCGCATCCATCAAAAGGTGTCCCTCCTCTTTTTGCTTTCGAGATAGGCAACATATTTTCCATACGTCATTCCGAGAGCTTCTGCTTCTTGCAAGATCCGTCCAGATCCATATAGCAACCAAAATGCAAACAAAAAGCTACATTCGACTGCTTCAGTACCATTGCACAATGCTCACAGCGAGTAACCTTTACGAGATCCGGGTCCTTTCTTTGATAATCTCCCGGGAGCCTTGCAGATTCATTATCCATAATACTCATAGGCCTTTATTGCATCCTCCAGTCCTTGTGCTTTTCCTCTTGAATAACCTTCGTTATATCCTTCTGTGTATTCGTGCACGATTCTTACTTCATCAGCTGATTTTTCCTGCGTAGCTGCCGTTACAATAATGCAATAACAGATCGATGCCGCAAACATGAGTGAAATCACAATGAAAATCCAAATCGTTCCCTTCACTTTTAATCCTCCCCTCTAAACCACTCCTTGAGCTTCATTGCACACGAAACACACAATTCGTAATCGTTGTCGTTTATGTCGTTCTTGATGCGCCGAATACCGGCATAAGTGACCGAGTTGGGCGGATTGATCTCCGCTCCGCAACGGTCACACACCCTCTTTGTTGCCATTATCCGCACCCCTCTTTGCCGCTTCTACAAACCCCAAAACCGTATCAATAACAGCTTTATCAATGGCTGAATGTATGCTTACCTTGTTCTCACAAACAACAGGCATTTCAGCAATCGATTTATCGTAATAAACAACTTTATTCACTTTCCATTTACCATCCCAAAAGTCAACAGAATAACCAGTGCTTTTAGACGCTTCCATCCGTGCTGATTTTGCAGCACCAGTACGCACAAAATAGCTTTCTCTTGATACCCACGGATTTTTGTAGATTTTCATCACTTTACCTCCTGCATCCAAAACTCGCGACGGCAATCTATGCACATCTTTGCTGGATCCTTACACTCTCCGTCACTATCTCTGTGAGCAGCAGAAATAACCATCGGACAAATTTGGAGTGCCCCGAACGCATCAATGATTGTCTCCGGATATTGCTCCAAAAACACGCTCTGCCGCGTCTTACGAGGATGTGCAGCAGACCAGTTCTCGACAATCGCAACAGCATCGGTGGCCTTTGTTCCGTAATTCACAATCACGTCAGCAAACATACAATTTTGGCGATTGATAAGCGCAGGGCACCCAACGCAAGCAACATGCGAGAAAAACCTACACATCCTTCTTGTTTCTTCAAGATATCTTACTGCATCCATTCAGCACCTCCAAAATCCTCAAGATAATAATTCTTTCCGTCCTGCCAGCCTTTGTAGTAGGCGGCTTGTTCTCGCTCCGTAGCTTCTTCGGCTGTCACCTCCGCATGTGCCATCGCCTGCGCTCCCATCGATGCCAGAGCAGGTCGCTTATGGCGTAATGCTCTTGTTTGGTCACTCATACATTCTCCTCCATCAACTGCTCTCCCCTTCCCCACATCCTTCTAGACCGATAAAGAGTACCTTGCTAAACCCAATCGTGTCGCAGAAGTAAAAACCCGGCTCGACCTCGTCAGTCCCCCGGATTACTGCCACCACGTCCGATACGGAGAGGGATCTCCCGACATAACAGTCGGGTCTCTCCAAATTGAAGATGCAATACACATCCTCCAGATCTTTCGCCTTGACATCGCCTTCAAACACCTTGGTGTAGATGGAGGCATCAATGTCCGCAGAGCCCACCACCTTCTTACGGGCATCAAGCCCCATAAACCGGATGCCATCCATATCGCGAACCGCCTCGATTTGATAGATTGCGATTTTCATGTTTTTCTCCTTTTCGCTTGTTTTTTACCATTGAGACTAATTATTCCGTCCCTTTGCATTAAGCCGGCACCATTTTCGTTGAGCGGCTTTTTTTCGTGCCGTTCGGCATCCTGCGCAGATGCGATTCTCCTTTCGTTCGTAAAAGGTCCCGCCGCAGCGAGCACAGTATTGCGGTTTTATGCGTCGAAATTCCGTACATGAGTCACAATCGGTGCCCCCTGCAGAGCAACCGATGAAGTCATCCCAATTCATACACATGAACCGCTGCCAATACGGGTCATAGCCAAGGTCGTTCATTCTCTTTCGCAAAAGAGCATCCAGAATGGAAAGGTTACGTCTGACCTCCTGGCGGGTACGGGAGATATAGAACCCGTGCCTTACATCCATCGCTGGGGCGCCAGTCCCCCACGGGCCGTCTTCCAGCATCGCCCTAACCTTATCCGCATTTTCTGTAAGGTAGTCATTATATACCTTGGATCGGACGCTCTTTTCGGATCTCCCAACCACCTTGCCAATTGCGGCGTAGCTGTCGCCATTTCGGATCCCATCAGCAAGTGCCTTAAAGTCATCATCCGTCCATGTACCCCGCTTGCCAGTTGATTGGATTGGCACCGGACGATCCTTAATGCCAAGGTCATTACACCGGTGCTGTATAGCGCCATTTGATCGCCGCATCATGTCGGTAATCTCTGCCCAGGTGTATTTGTGTTGCGCAAGAAGGTATCTCAACCGTGAATCTTCTTCGCTTGTCCAAGGATCTTTCCGTTGGAGTGCGTATGCTTCAAAGTCCTTTTTTCGTTGTTCCGCAACCCAATCAGGTTCCTCTCCCAGCGCCAGTGGCTCCATCTTTGAGAAATCCAAGAACGACCGGTTTGCCTCTGCCCATTTCCAAAATTCATCAATGTAAACTATGCGAACTCGCTGGTTGAGCACTGTCTTGGTATGCACCGGCATTTTTCGGTTCTCTACCCAGCTCTTAATCTTGTATGTATACCCATAATTTGACCCATTGAAGGCTATTAACAGCTGGTTCAATGTAACATAATCTCCACTATCGCAGAACGCTCCCAAGCCAAGTCTGCGTGCTCTTAACACAATAGCTCCTTCGGTTCTATTTAGGTTCTTCCCTATAGTCTTGATCGATACGGTTCCCCAGCTTTCCAATAGGTAATCTGTTTCCTGCGGTGTCCACCTTTTATTGCTGCCCATTTGAAAGCACCTTAATTCAGCAGCTCATGAGAGCCATCCTGCATGGCCTTCTCTTCGTCGGACATTTCATATCCCAGCGAGATCAGAAAGTCATATAGCCGGTCGAGACGTTTATTCTCCTTGTGAGGGCTGTCAAATACATGTTTATCCGGATTCCACACTCTGCTGAAATAGCCATTGGTATCATCGTCTTCTGATGCGTAGACACAAGCCAGCAGGACATATTCTGGATTGTCCAGCTCATTTTGGAACAGCATTTCTCGGATTGTTTTGATGTCGGTATCATCGTCAATATCAAGCAGCGTTGTGAGGACATCAAAATCCACTCCATTCCCCCACCGGCTGCCGTTACCGACTATTGATGCTGCAGCATACCGACAAATCTCCTGAATGTGCTTCGTTGCCTTTTTGTACTCTGAGATAAACTCAAGCCGCAAGGAGAAGTGTCGTTCGGTGATTTTCTCCAGTTCTGCCGCCAGACGATCGGATTTTTCCGTTGCCTCTTTACGGCGCCGATCCTCCTCAGTCTCTACACGCTCCTGGTGGTCTTTGTACAGGTCAATCTGCCACCTACCAACCACGAAAAAGTAATCAACATTATCCGCATCATCCGGTCGAATAATATCAGTGTTGCTATGGTAACCCCAGGTTCCATATCCGCGCACAAAGTCCATCTCATGGAATTCTTCTTCGCCATCACTTCCGGATATATATCCGGCTCTTTCGATTTGTGTCGCAAACTCCGCAAGTACTGCTTTCCATTCGTCAAATTGCTTCTGACGTTTTTCTTCATCAATCGCTGACCGCAGTTCGTTTTTGAAATTTGCTGTCCCGATGGCGTCAAGAACACGGTTTTTCAATGCCGGGTCCTCGATTTTATCCAGCTCCATGTAATCCTTCAGAGTTGCGCCGCGATTTTCTGCTTTGATAAATTTGTCCTTATCCAGATCCAACAGTTTCACACGACGGCGAACGGTGCTGGTAGAAAAGCCAGATTGTTCGGCAATGCTTTCTACAGTATCACCCATATCGAGCATCATTTGAAATCCCTGTGCCTGCTCATAGACAGTTAAATCGGAACGCTGCATATTCTCTGTCAGCATAGTGGACAACTGCTCTCGGGTTGTCATGTTGACCACAACGCAAGGCAGCTCCTTTAGGCCCGCCTGCTTCGCTGCCGCCATGCGCCGGTGACCAATGATAACCGTGTATCCTGTTGATACGCTGGCATTATCGCGTCCATACATTTCTTTTGCTACAGACTTTGTGACACCTTCAGCTTTTGCAGCGGCAATATATTCGTCCATCGTCATGATATGTCCTGGAACAACGGTCAGGTTTTGCAGTATACCGTTTGCCTTGATGCTCTCCGCAAGCTCGGTAAGGTCACCGAGATCTTTACGCGGGTTATCCGGGTGAGCATAAAGCTCACTGGTTGGTATGTATGTTAACATACCGGCTCCATTTCTTTCGTTCATTGTGCTCCTCCTTCGTTTGTTTCCTGCTTCCTTTTCAAACTTCCTTGATAATGATTCCGTTCTTTTCCGCCATAAGCCGCTTTTTTAGACGATATATGTCTGTCTTGAACCCCTTTGCGTCCTCCACAACTTCGATACCGGACTTGTCCACATAGACAAAATCTGCCCTGTAAACAATATCCCTTCCATAATCGCTTTTGGGGATTAGAACATAGGGAACCTGCCGCCGGAGATTTGAAATCTCCCCTGCTCTATACAGCAGCAACAGCTGTTGCCATCGCTCCGCCTCGCGCTTACTATCAAACCTGATGCCGTCTACTGTTACCGGCTTGGCATGATATTTGCTTTTCTGCGCTTCAGCTCGCTGCATGGCAAGATACTCGCCATATGTCATTCTGTCATTCACTATTTCACCCCCGTGAATTCGCCTCCATCTGCCGCTTGGCTTCATCCAAATCAAAACTTGGAGCGTCCACAGACGTGTTATCCGGAGTTTTGAGGGGATAAACATCTTGCCAGCAGCGCTTAACACTCTGGTCTAGAATAAGTCCTTGGGTAGTTATGTCCTCCGGCGCAAGCCGTTCTAGCTCATTCAGGATCATCTTTGCGGCCCGGTCGGTAAGAGGCTTTTTGATTTTCTCTCGCATTTCACAAAAACCGTTCCAGCTTTCGGCAATGGCTTCCGGTACCTCTACACGCCCCCCTTGGGGGGTAAGGGGGGTATTAGTTGTATTCGGATTCGGATTAGTATTCGTATTCGGATTGGATTCAGGCCGCAACTTGCGGCAACTTGCGGCAACTTGCGGCAATTCGCCGCAAGTTGCCGCGGACGGAGCAAACTCGCTGTTCTCCGGCGGCGCAGGATATTTAGGTTTGCATTCACGAACCCTTTGATGATCAGTCCAAGTTGGGAACCAAAAGTAGGGCTTCCCGTCCACTTCGTAGAGAGAAACGCAGCCTTTGGCCGCCAAACCGTGGAGTGCATCATTGATATCTTTTGCAGTAACCCGCTCCCGCAGCGGAAATGCGTGGCCTTTGATGATGGCGGGGCGCGCGTCGCCCCGGCCAGCATCGTCTACCGAAACAATAAGACTAACCCAAAGTCGAAACTCGAAGTCAGTCAAGGAAGCTATTTTGTCACTTGTCTGAAAACTGTCCTTGATTATCCTGTTCGGCATCTCTATACCCCTCCGTTCACACCTCCACCCCGGCATCTTTCAGCCGGCGCCGAAGGTGTTTCTGCTGCACAAGAATGGACAGGGCCCGGCGGCGGTTTTGGAGGTACTGTGTTTTGATATCATCAAGATCCTCGCTGCGATAATAACCGCAGCCGGACTGGTTGTTGATAATGATATAACCATCGTTTCTTGCTGCCTGGATCATCCTGCGCAACTCTCTATCTGACATCCCGAAAAGCAGACACAGGAACTCTCTTGTCACCGCCTTATCTTTACCATAAGGGATGTGGGATGCGAATTCGTCAGTACTCATTATTGTCTTCATGGTTTCTCCTCCACCTCCTTGATGCTGTCGGTTACATCAATAACCTCTCCCGTGTCGGTGTTGACATAGGCCCCGTTGACTTCTTCGTCATCAAAATTCCCGGTAGCAATTGCTTCCGCTGCTGCGATTGTAGCGGCATCGGCAGTCTGGTAGTTGATACTCATAAGCCCCCACTTACCGATCAAGCGACGGTAGACGGTCTTGAGTGCCATTGCCTCAAAATCATCCTTCCAGCCCTTGCTCATGTACTGGCCCTTGCGGTTCTTCTTTTCGTGGGCTTCCACCTGTTTGCGGGTCATGTAAATGGTCTTTTCAGTGCCATTGATCAGCTTGAAGTAACCAACATACCCAACCACCGGCGCCTTCTCCCTCTCGTCCTCGTCCTCGATGAATTCCAGTTTAATATCTTCAGTAAGGCGGTTGTAGCTCTTCAGCTCGCCATCACGGACGTCCATCACATTGATTGTCTTGTAGGCGCCGGTGCGCATTGCGAGCTGGTTCATTCCCTTGTACCCCATCACAAACGCTGCTTCCATGCGTTTATGCATGGATCCGTCGGCATCCTTGACGGTATTGTTGAACGGAACAATATATGCGTAGCCCAAAGAGGGATCGATTGGAAGGTCATATGACGCTGCTTTAAGTGCTGCCTGGATCACGGTCATAGGCGCTTCATAGATGGCCTGCTGGAGCTGCGGGGTGGCGTTTACCAGTGTAACCAGGCTGCTGATAAACTGCGGTGCCCTTTTCCCAAGCAAATCATCAAATCGTTTCCGCATGGCTTCGCCGTCCAAAAGACCATTGATGATCTGGTTTACGCTGCGTGCAGCCGGAGACGGCTTCCCGGTAGATGCTTTCTGAATAGTGTTCTGCATAGCTCTTCCTCCTTTTTATCTTGCTTCTTTGATCTCAAATTTCCTGAAACTACTCTCGTGGTAGTATGGAGAGAGATCTTCTTCTTTGTGATCCTCTGCGTATGCCTTCGCATCGAAGGTGCGCCGTTTTTGAGTCTTCCAAGTTACAACCCAGTTACCGGCTTGTCCGTGTTCATTGTTTCCGAGGGCCGCCTTGATTTCCTGCTCGCACCGGGCAAGATCCGTTTCAAGGACTTTTATGTTCTCCTTCAGTGCCTTATACAGATCAATGGTGCTGCCGACTTCCGATAAGCTAACCACTTCTTCGCCGCCGCCGGGAAAAACAGCACTCAATGCCTTTCCATCCGTCTCTGCACCGGTTACCGCCGGAGGCGTATCCGACTCCACAAAGGACCAGAACTCCCGTTCTGCGTCCATTAGTGCAGCAACCTCATCATCGGATACATATACGCTGCTTTCGCACCAGTCCGGCACAGTGTCGCCTTCCCTGCGGGTTAGCTGGTAGATCAGGAATCCCTTATTAAGAATTAAAACGGCAACATACCATCTGGTATATCCCGTTACGGCCAAATAATGGACGGACTGGGTGTAGTACTGGGCGGGGAAATCTCCATCTCGGAAGTTCCGCAGGTTAAGGACGCTTGTTGTCTTGCACTCTAATCCGCTGTCTTCGCCCACAATGTCACGATCGATATTCGCCGAGGCGAACGGATACTCCGGACTTTTAAGGATTGCATTGACTCTCCTGGTCTTTTTCCCACTAACCTCTGTGAATCGATCTGCAACGTACTGTTCAAAATCCCTCCCCTGTCGCATTGCTTCACTATCCTCTTTCTCCGGCAACCTGCCGGTTTTGTCCGCCCAAACCGTGTAGGGCGTTGCATAGGGATTAAGCCCGAGGATCGCAGATGTATCGCTGCCGCCAATGGCGTTCCGGCGTTCTTCCAGCCATTCCTGTCGGCTCATGCCTTTCGTGCTGATTTTGATAATATCGCTTCGCATTAAATCACCACCCTGTATGTTTCCGCCCAGTCATAAAGACAATCCCCGTGGATTAGCTCGTCCTGGATTTCATAGCGGCATTCGCCGTCATAAATTGGATCCCCACATCCGGCACAAACGCCAATCTGCTTCGGCTCTGCCTGGCACATCATGCAGCCATCGCATTCCCGATCACCGTGGATGCAAGCCATAGCCATTAGATCACCCCCTTGACCAACCAAAAAGGCGGCTGGGCGGCGCCGTGGCTTCTTCCGCAATCACATCGCTCGCCGGGATCCAAATTGCTGCCGCAGTAGGGGCAGGTCCAGTAGGCACTGGCCTTACGCTCCAATGCCGTTCTTGCCACTTCCCGCATTTTCATTCCTCCTTTTTATTTCGGCAACTTCTCTTAAAATATCAATTGCTGCCTCCTCGATAAGACGCATCCGTCTTGCCCGTTCTTCTGTAGTTAGATCCGGGACATGCACTCTGACAGTCGCGCCAGGATAGTGGTATTCTTTCACTTCCTTGTATGTATCCCGGACCATCTCATCACCTCTTTCCATTTGTTTTATGCAGCACCGGCTTGTATAGATACCTTATTTCTCGTCCTCAACACCCATTCGGCGCAGAATCGCATCAACCCATGTCCCCGGGATAACTTGCTCCAGCAGCAAGACAAGCAGCCCGAAGGCACAACCAATACCTATAGCTAGCATCACAACACAAACTTCAAACATATTTGATTCCTCCCTTCTTTTCTTTGCGCAGCTAAAGGACATTCCGTATTTGGCATATATAGTGTGAGAACATTTATTCTCCACTATATATTGATATATCATTGTTTTTGTGCTATACTATGTAGTAGGTAGTAACGCTACTGAGTTGCGGTCAGCAGCGTCCACCTACCCCACCCACACCGGAAGGAGGTGAAACAATGGCAAGAAATAGCGTTCGTACTTCCAGCAAAGTTGCCTCCAAGGCATCAAAAGCGCTGCGTAGTTCCAGTACCAGCAAAACCACAAAGCAGATTGCGGGCTCTGCGCTTTCTAATCGCCGTCCCAAGTAATGGGCAGGAAGCAAAGCCGGTCGGTCAGGCTGACCGGCTTTTACTTCTTGAATAATTCCGATGCATCAACGCCAAGCGCATCGATCAGAGCTGCGATATCCGGCGGTCGCATGATCTTGCGGTGGTGCATCATATCCGTAAGCTGCTGCGGCGTGTACCCAACCGTTACCGCGAATTCGTACCCGGTAATGCCCCGCTCTTTCAGCAGACGCTTTAGGTTCTCTGCTGCCGGCGTGTTATAGCCCGTCTGTTTTGCTGGCATTGTCCACTCCCCCTATCTGTCGTATTCTGTATTTGAGGTGTTATTATGAGTGAAAAACTTGATATTTCGTACTGCCTGACCGAAGAAGAAAAAAGAATACTGCGCAAGTTCAAGCGAAGCAACAGCGCTGTTTTGACAAAGGCAGAATTTCAGACCATGCTCCGGTCAAAGCTGGTTGATGGCGTTTTCGCCGACGAGCACTATTGGTTCAGTGAAAATTCGTTCGATAAGGGCGTTACGCACCTTACTGAAAATGGACTAAGAGCAAAGGCCAGTATGAAAAATGAAAAGGATCATATCGCTCGTTTTTTGATAACAACGAGCCTTTCTGGCATTGCCGCGCTTGCCGCTGTAGCAGGAGTGATAATCCAGCTTGTTTGATATCGTTTTCGGCAGATCCGTATTGTCCCCATTTCCAGCCTATGGTAGAATGTTTTTGGAAAGGAGGTGATAAAATGCGTATTTATGCTTGCTTACTTGGCAACTGGGTTGACATCACCGACACTGGTACTGTCGCTGATTATCAAAACCCCGTGACCTACTTCAAAGAAAACCTGCAGTACAGCGAAGGTTCTCGCTACGCCGAGTGCTTCCGGTATGACTACATCCACATTCAGTACCAAGGCAAAGACTATCGCATCAATCCCGCATTTATCCAAATCGTCACAGAATAAAGTTCTGTTTCAGCAGCAGGTCAAGGTGTTCCGGCTTCTCGAAGGTCACCTTGACCTTCTTCTTTGCAAATACACCGTCAATAAGGTTCCGCACCCCATTCCACTGGCTGTCGGTCATGCCTTCCACCAGCTCAATAATTTCCCAACAGTGCTCCGCGTAAATTTCTCTGTCCATTCTTTCTCCCCCCTCCCTTCTTTTTTCGATCCTTCTCCAGCTCCGCCTCGCGTGGTATAATGCAGTAAAAATGGCTATCATGCCAAAGGAGGATTTGATATGAATATAAAAATTCCGGATATCGCTTTTGGTAAGGTTATTCCGCCAAACATTGAACGCCTCATTCTCTTGGAAGAAGAAAAGAAAAAAGCTGAAAAGAAGGCGCGCTTATACTTTTGGGGCGGTATCATCACAAGTGTCCTGAGTATGATCGGCGGCTACCTGTTGGGGAAGTTCTGCTAAACACCGTATAAGCAATTCCCACAGCGTTTCCACCCGCTTGTGAATAATCCAAATATTAACCCACAGGGCGATTACTCCGGACACCGAAAAAAGCAGCAGCGCATAAAGTATTGCGTTATTCATTGGACGACCCTCCCTTCTCGATATTTGCTCCGCGTAAATTTCTCTGTCCATTCTTTCTCCCCCCTCCCTTCTTTCTTCAATCCTTCTCCCGTCCCTCCTCGCGTGGTATAATGTAGTAAAAATGGCTATCATGTCAAAGGAGGACTTAGTATGCCAATATTTATTCCATCTGACCCAAATGATCGGCTAAGAACAATGGCAGAACTTAATGACTGGAAGCAATCCATTAAAAAGGAGAAAGAAAAAGAAAAGCGTGATAACCGTCGCTTTATTATCACTACGGTTCTTTCTTGCATTGCTGCACTTGCTGCTGTGGCTGGCGTGATAATTCAGCTTGCCTAAGCGCTATCAGCGTATCTAACTTCCCGGAGATCTCCTTAAGCCCAAAAGCCAAGTCGTTGATTTGGCTTTTAATTGTTATGCTGTCATGAACCAACTTGTCGAGATATAAGTCATAGCTTTTCATTTTCCTCTGTTACCTCCTCTCCTTTTTTGATATTTGCGCTGCGCAAATTACCGAGTAAAAAAATAAGCACTAAAATCGCACTCTCGAATCTGCAGAAAGTCTGCTACCTGCCGTGCTTCGTCAAGCGTGAATGGGCGTTTTCCATTGATTTTAAGGCACATAGATGGTGTAGCAAGGTTAAGCTGTCTTGCCAAATCATCTTGCGACTTTCCTAATTCTTTCAATCTTGCCTTTATTAACATCGAGTTAGGCAT